TTCTGACCGACAAGTATTTCCCGATGATCAACAAATTCCAGCCCAACAGCGAGCAGCTCGCCGGTGAGCTGATTATCGGCCAGAAGACTATCGGCCATTTGCAGGCGGTGCGCGCGCCGTTCTTCCCGGCTAACGCCATTCTGATCACCACGCTGGATAACCTGTCGGTCTATCTGTATGAAGACGGTCACCGCCGCCACCTCATCGAAAACCCGCAGCTCGACCAGGTGGAAAACTACGAGCAGGTAAAAGTCGATTTCGTTATCGAGGATTACGAAGCCGGGTGCCTGATCGAGAACATCGAAATCCTTGAGCCGGAAGAGAAAGAGACGCCGGAAGCGGACTCGACGATGGTGTTTGCGCAGGAACTGGCGAAAGCCATGAAAGCAATTGCATCCGGTGACGCCCCTGCCACCTCCTCTACCGGCGAAGGAGCGTAAACCATGTTGAGCCCCGCGCAGCGCCACATGATGCGGGTCTCGGCCATGAAGGCCGCGCAGCGGGATAACGCCCCGCTGCGTCATGCCACGCCTTACGAGCAGATGCTCGTTAAGCTGGCAGCAGACCGCAGAACGCTCAAAGAAATCCACTCGAAAGAGCTCAAGGCAGAGAAAAAACGCGACCTGCTGCCGTTTTACCTGCCGTGGGTAACTGCCGTGCTGGAAAACGGCACCGGTGCGCAGGATGACATTCTGGTGACGGTGATGCTGTGGCGTCTCGATGCCGGTGATCTCCCCGGTGCGCTGGAAATCGCCCGCTACGCCCTGCGATATAGCCTCTCGATGCCGGAGAAACACACCCGCACCGTGCCTTACATGCTGGCTGAAGAGGTGGCGCTCGCTGCTCTGCGCGCCCGCGATGCGGTTCAGCCGGTGAGTGCGGCGATCCTGCTTGAGACCCTCAGCCTGACCGCGCAGTCGGATATGCCTGATGAGGTGCGCGCCCGCCTGCATAAAGTCACCGGCCTGACGCTGCGTGATGCGGGTCAGCTTCATGACGCGCTGACGCATTTACAGCGTGCCGTGCAGCTCGACCGCAATGCCGGCGTGAGGAAAGACATTGAGCGCCTCACGCGGGAACTGAATCCGAAGCCCGCCGCCGCAAAGCCTGCGCCGAAAGTGCCCGCGAAAGCTGCACAAGCAAAAAAAACAACGACGCCGGTGAAGCGTGGGCGGGGTCGCCCGCGCAAGGTCACCGGTTAAAAGAATGCGCCCCGCGCCAGGGCGGCACGCCGGTCAATGAGGGATTTTCCCTGTCTGCGACCGGCGTCCACCGCCCACCCTTTCTGAGGTAGTCATGACGACGCTGATTATTAAAAACGATGTACCGCAGCCGGGCAGGACGGTTGTTATCCCGCCGAACGTGGACAGCGAGCCGGTGATTGAAAACACCTTTTTCTTTCCCGCCATCGACCCGAAGCGCGTGCGCGAACTGATGCGCCTTGAGCAGACCATCGCCCCGGCACGGCTGCGCAATGCCATCAAAACCGGCATCGCCGAGACCAACGCGGAGCTTTACGACTGGCGCGAAAACCAGATTAAGGCCGGGTTTGCCCGCCTCGCGGATGTGCCGTCGGACTCGCTCGACGGTGAAAGCGTGCGTGTTTTCCATTACGAGCGCGCCGTATGTGCGATGGCAACTGCCACGCTTTACGAGCGTTATCGCGGTGTGGATGCGAGCGCCCGTGGTGACAAGAAAGCCGACAGCATCGACACCACGGTCGATGAGCTGTGGCGCGACATGCGCTGGTCAGTGGCACGCATCCAGGACAAACCCCGCTGCATCGTGGGGCAGATCTGATGAAAGCCATCGCGCATCAGGGCGACACGCTCGACGTTATCTGCGCCCGGTATTACGGGCGCACGGCGGGCATTGTCGAGACCGTCCTCGCGGTTAATCCGGGGCTGGCAGAGCTCGGGGCTGTGCTGCCGCACGGCACGCCCGTTGAACTGCCGGACATTCACACTTCACCTGTCGCGGAGGCCGTCAACCTGTGGGACTGACTATGGAACGCTTTACCTCCTTTATCGCCTACTGGCTGAGTGCTGCACTGGCGGCGTTTGGCGCGGTCACACCGCAGGATTTCGCGGCTTACGCCGGTGTGATCGGCGTGGCGCTGACGGTGGGCGTTAACTGGTATTACCGCCGGAAAAGTTATGCCCTTCTGGCTCAGCTCGGACAACGCCCGCTCAGTGGTAAGGAGATCGGTAATGTCATCAGTCGTTAAGCGTTGCAGTGTGGCCGCCGTGCTGTTACTGGCGGTACTGGTGCCGGATTTTCGTCTGCTTCACACCTCGCAGGACGGTCTCGCCCTGCTGGCTGACCTTGAGGGGTGTCGCCTGCGTCCCTACCAGTGCAGCGCCGGGGTGTGGACGTCAGGCATCGGACACACTGCCGGGGTCACGCCTGCGCGTGACATTACCGAACGGGAGGCGGCGACAAACCTTGTCGCGGATGTGCTCGGCACCGAGCGCCGTCTCGCGGTCTGCGCGCCGGTTGAGATGCCTCAGCACGTTTATGACGCTGTGGTCAGCTTTGCCTTTAACGTCGGCACCAGCGCGGCGTGCAGTTCAACACTGGTGTATTTCCTCAACGAGAAAAAATGGAAACAGGCATGTGACCAGCTCCCGCGCTGGGTCTATGTGAGGGGCGTGAAAAGCACCGGCCTCGAAAACCGGCGACAGCGCGAGCGCGAATACTGCCTTAAGGGGGCGCAATGAAAACACTGGTTATTTTGCTGGTTCTGGCTGTGACCGGGTTGCTGTGGATGCGCCAGGAAAACAGCACGCTGCGCGGGTCGTTCGAGCGCGCAAACCGGGTTGCCGGTGAGCAAAAAAACACGATCGGGATGCTGAAAATTCAGCTCAGTGTCGCCCATGACCGGGCGGACAAAAACGAACGGGCGCAGGTGAATTTGCGCCAGAAACTTGACGCTGCCAGCGTGCGGGAAGCCCGCCGCGAGCAGACCATAACGAGGTTACTCAATGAAAACGACGCCTTTCGCCGCTGGTACAGCGCTGACCTGCCTGATGCTGTGCGCCGGTTGCACCACCGCGCCGCCTGCGCCAGTGCCGGTGACTGTTTACAGCGCCTGCCCGAAAGTCAGCCTCTGTCCGATGCCGGGAAGTAATCCGCAGACCAACGGCGATTTGAGCGCTGACATACGCAACCTTGAGCGCGCTCTGGAAAACTGCGCGCTCCAGGTCGAAACCATCAGACACTGCCAGGACGATATTGATGCTGAAACCCGAGAGCCTGCGAAAAGCTCTGGCTGATGCCGTGCCGGTGCTGGCAACAAACCCGGAAATGCTGCGCCTGTATGTGGACGGCGGCAATATCGCCGCCACGCTGGCGAGCTCGTTATCCTTCGAAAAGCAGTACAGCCTGAATGTGGTGGTGACCGATTTTACCGGCGATTTTGACCTGATCCTCGTCCCGGTGCTGGCGTGGCTGCGCGAGCATCAGCCGGATATTCTCAGCACCGACACCGGGCAGAAAAAGGGCTTTACCTTTGAGGCGGATATCAACAACGACAGCAGTTTCGATATCAGCATCAGCCTCCTGATGACCGAGCGCACGCTGGTCAGGGAGGTGGGCTCGGCGCTGCATGTGGAGAACATCCCCGAGCCGCCGCCACCGGAGCCGGTGACACGCCCGGTCGAGCTCTATGTGCAGGGCGAACTGGTAAGTAAGTGGGATGAGTGACTTCAGGCCGTTCGAGGAGAAGCTGAAAGGCCTGCTCGATGCGATGTCACCCGCCGCTCGTCGCCGTCTGGCTGTGGATATTGCGAAGAGGCTGCGCCAGAGTCAGCAGCAGCGCATTAAATCGCAGAAAGCGCCCGACGGCACCGCATATGCCCCGCGCAAACCCCAGCGCATCAGGGAAAAGAAAGGCCGGGTTAAGCGGGAGATGTTCGCAAAGCTGCGAACCGCCCGCTATATGAAAGCCACTGGCAATGACAACGCGGCGGTGGTGGAATTCACAGGAAAAGTGCAACGTATTGCCAGGGTTCACCAGTACGGGCTGAAGG